ACTGGAGTTCAGACGTGTGCTCTTCCGATCTGCTAAGAATCTCCCAGAGCAAAATCAGGTGATGGAGTAATATGAAAGATGATTACAAGAATAAGCTTGCAAGTAAGATCGCTTCCAGGTATCAGGATTTGGAAGAGCGTATCATGCAGGATATTGTCCGGAGGATTATGAAAGCTGGTGAAATAACCAGTACTGCAGATTGGCAGATCAACCGGCTTCGGATTCTGGGGTATTCCTCAGAGGATATCGAAAAAGAAATCAAGAAGACGCTCAATGCTTCTTATCCGGAAATGTTTGAGTTATACGACAAGGTGATCAACTGGGAATATGTCCGGAATAAGGGTATATATGAACAGATTAACGCCGAGTACATACCATTCGAAGAGAACGGACAGCTCAAGCAGATTACAGAAGCAATCATTGACCAGAGTTTTGATGATTTGGAGAATGTGACTAATTCACTCGGCTTCTATCTGGACTACGGCAATGGTAAGAAGGTATTGACGCCACTTTCTCAAGTGTATACCAAATACCTTGATGCAGCGTGTTATGATATCGTGACTGGGGCATTTGATTACAACAGTGTGTTGCGTAGAGTTGTGACACAGCTCACCAACAGCGGACTCCGGCAGATTGATTATTCTTCCGGGAGAGCTAACCGGGTTGATGTGGCTGCAAGAAGAGCGGTCATGACTGCAGTCAGTCAGATTACCGGAAAGATATCTGAGTACAACGCACAGAAGCTTGGAACAGAGTATTTTGAAGTGGAGTGGCATGCGGGAGCACGTCCGACTCATGCAGTGTGGCAGGGGCGTGTCTGGTCGAAAGAGCAATTGTATTCAGTCTGTGGACTGGGTACTGTGACTGGACTTCTGGGAGTCAACTGTTATCATACTTATTATCCGTTCTTCCCTGGCATTTCACAGCGCAACTGGTCTGATGATTGGCTGGAGGAGCAGAACCGGAAAGAGGCAGAACCTAAGTCATTTGACGGAAAAGAATATACTTTGTATGAAGCCAAGCAGAGGCAACGTCAGATGGAAACAGCTATGAGAGCGCAACGCGAGAAAGTCAAGTTGTTGCAAGCTGGTGGTACTGATCAGGACGAAATCATTCTACACAAGGCGAAGTATCAAGGACAGCTCAACGAGTATTCTAAATTTTGCCGGAAGATGAGCCTCACGGAAGAGCGTGAGCGTATTTATCTGGATATGATGGGAAAGATTGCTACGAACAACAAGAGCCAGAATTCCATATTCCATCCAGAAATGGTTAAGAACGCATCGAAAGACGTAGCTCAGTATAAAAGATACAAAGAAGTTCTTGGAGATTCTGTTGGTTCACTTGCTAAGTTCGGGCAGGTGAAATATAATGATAGTGAACAGTGGGAAAAGCTTCAAAGTAAATTTTTCGCATATCTTGAGATTAACAAGAAAGATTGGTCGGAAGAATTTAAGAGTAAATCAAAACAGGCATATGATAGATTCAGAGAGCAAGGAGAAGAATTATCAGTTCATGCTTTGAGTCGATTACCAAGATTAAATAAGCCAGGATATGAAGTGATTCACGAAGAAGATGTGCTCGATCTAATAAAAACTATGCCGAATTATTCTGAAGGAGAAGAGAAAATGATTTGGTTCAGCCCAAGCAAACAGCTTGTAGTTATAAAAAATAAAAACTCCGGTGATATAGTTAGTATTGTTCGAAGAAAAAATAAAAAGGAGGAATGGACGGATGCAGGTCTTTAGAAAATATATGAATTATATAAAGGATTTTCTCGAAAATACTCCGGAAGATATATATGAGTTTTCTATTATCCTTGAAGATGCATTAGTTGATGAGTACGATGCAATGCATGCGGAGCAGCCGAGAGCAACTGAAATATTGGCAGAAGAAACCCCAGACATTTGTGCATCAGCAGAACCGGGAATGAAGCCAGAGGAGATTGAAAAATTTAAACGTGAGTTGGAAATTGAATACAACAAAGCGTTAAAAGCAGTTGTGTAGTTACCACCAGTCAATATGACCGGTGGTATTTTTATACTTATTTAGGAGGTATCATGATAACTGTAACAGTAAAAGATAAAAAAATTAGCATGTCTGGTCATGCCTGTCGGAAAGATTCCAGCGGTATCGATCGGGTATGTGCGGCAGTATCAGCTCTGACATGCAGTTTGATCAATTCGTTAAGAGATCTGACTGGTGACAGAATCCGGGCAGATACAGGCAGCGGTATGATGGTAATTGAATGGGAGAATCTTTCAGATGGTGGAAAGCTTCTGATAGATTCATGGTTCCTGGGACTTACAGATATCAACCGGGAATACAATTGTATAGAATTTCGGTAACAAGCACCCGAGAGGGTGTTTTTATTATGTCCAAAACGTGAAGACGATATAAAAGCTCGGGAGCCTGTCGAGGCGAAACGGAGGTAGAAACATGAGATACAGAATGAATTTACAGCTCTTTGATGACGGCGCAGGAGCTGGCTCTGGTGGGCAGGGTGGAAATGCCGGGGCTGGAAACGGCGGTCAGGGATCCGCTGGGAGCGCATCCGGAGCGCATAATACCGGAACATATACCTATGAACAGCTGGAAGAGATCGCGAGTGCAAGGGTAGAGCGTTCAGAGAGAGCAGCACTTGCAAATTTCTTTCGGACGCAGGGAATGACAGAAGCTGAGGTTACACAGGCAATCAATAATTTCAAAGCAGAACGTGCTGCCAATCAGCCAGACGCTGCAAAGCTCCAGAAGGAGCGTGACGATGCTTTGAATGAGGTGCAGCAGATGAAGAATGAAAAATTCTTATCTGGGAAAGGTGTGAAATCAGAAGATCTTGATTATGTCATGTTCAAGGTATCGAAACTTGTAGACGATAAGACAACATTTGAGAAAGCTGCAGAAAGATTCCTGAAGGAGAATCCAAGATTTGCGGGTGGTACGAACAGTTATCGTATTTCAACATCTGCAGGGAACACTTCTGAGGGTTCTGGTGGAGGCATAAGTGCTTCCATCAATGATCGTATCCGTGCTGCAGCTCGAAGATAGTGGAGGTAAAGATGAATAAAAACAGAATGAATTTAAGACTGTTCGATAATGATGTGAACATTATCGATCGTACTGGAGCGGAGTCTCTGATTCCGATACAGGAATCTAATGAGATTATCCAGGGCGTAATTGCTCAGTCAGCAGTTCTTTCAAGAGGACGAAAGCTGGCAAATATGACAAGCAAGCAGTACAAGATGCCAGTTCTTGATATGCTGCCGATTGCCTATTTCGTAAATGGCGATTCTGGACAGAAAAAGACAACAAAGCAGGCATGGGATAAGAAATTTATCATTGCAGAGGAAATTGCAGTAATCGTACCAATTCCAGAAGCCGTACTGGATGATTCTCAGTATGATATTTGGGGCGAAGTAAAACCAAGGGTCACAGAGGCATTTGGAAATAAGATTGATGGAGCTGTACTGTTTGGTACAGATAAACCGTCTACTTGGAGAGACGATGTTGTTGCGACAGCCACAAAAGTTGGATCCGTGGTAACACTTGGCTCAGCGGATCCGCTGTATGACAAAATCATGGAAGAAGACGGTGTGATTGCAAAAGTCGAGAATTGTGGATACATGGTCAATGGTCACATGGCTGATATTTCCATGAGAGCAAAACTTCGTGGATTAAAAAACGCTAATGGTGATCCATTGTTTAAAACAGATATGCAGGGGTCTACACAGTATGCACTGGACGGTTCTCCAATGAACTTCCCAAACAATGGTTCATTCGATAAGACTAAGGCGCTGATGATTTCTGGAGATTTCTCACAGCTTGTATATTCCATCAGACAGGATATTACATTTAAGCTGTTTACTGAGGGTGTTGTTCAGAACACGGATGGATCTATTGCATACAACCTGATGCAGAATGATATGGTTGCACTTCGTGCAGTAATGCGTCTTGGCTGGGAGATTCCAAACCCAATCAATGCACTTGTAAAAGATAAAACCAAAAGATGTCCGTTCTCAATTCTGAAAGCAGGGGAGTAGGAGTAAATGTACGCAGATTATTCATATTATGCGGATCACTATGGCGGGGATATTCCTGAAAGGGAATATCCATCTGCTGAGCGCAGGGCTGAAGCTTATATCAGGAAACTGACTTATGTCAGAGGAGATATTTTTGCAGTTGAAAATACTGCAGTAAAAGATGCAGTGTGCGCTGTGGCTGACGTGTATTATTCCTGTAAAAAGAAGCATGAAGCAGGTACGGTCAAGTCTGAGAATAACGATGGCTACAGTGTATCATACGCGGTAGAACAGGCTGACGGTCAGACAATGGAAGAGCTGATTAGAAAGAAAGCGTATGAAGCTGCATCTACATATTTGCTTCCGACCGGGTGGTTATCAAGAAGGGTAGGGTGTTGTCATGCTGACAAATGCGACGATTACAATCTATAACCGAATTCCCGGAAAAAAGAACACATGTGACACCTGGCACAGAACAGTGATTAGAGATGTACATGTGTACGTGGATCACAAGGCATCTGTTGGAGATTCCGGACTTAACAGCGCAGAAGTGTACAAGATTCGTATTCCTACAGACGTGGAGAATGCAGATCAATATCTTCCACCAGAGGAATATGTGAAGAAAGATAATCCGGGAGATTGCTGGACGATTCAGATTGATGATCATATTGTCCTGGGAGAATGTGACAAGGAGATTGAAAAGCCAGCAGATCTCACAGGTGTACAACTGAGACACTGTAAAGTGTTGTCCTGGTCAGACAACCGCTTCGTAGGTCTCCCGCATTGGAGAATTGGAGGTGCTTAAGAAATGGCATCAAAGAAAAATTTCAGCATTACGACTCCAAGAGGAAGCGTATTCACAGAGGTAACGGCGAACGGTTCTGTCCAAGCGAGGCTTGAATGGAATCCGTCATTTGCCCGGACAAAAGCAGAGAATTTTTCGAAAGCTCAAGAGTTTGTCGATTCCGAATGCCTGAGATATATGAATCCGCTCACGCCAAGGAGAACAGGTATGATGATTAAGTCAGCAACACTTGGAACTGTGATAGGTTCCGGATCCATTGAGTACCTGACACCTTACGCCCGCCGGCAGTATTACGAGCATAAGACTAAAGCGAGATGGTTCGAAAAGATGAAGGCAAGCAACAAGGAGGCTATTCTGAAAGGAGCAGAGCAGATTGCAGGACGGTAAGAAGCCGATTATCCAGAGTATCCGGGATTATGTTATGACGTACCCGGATATCGATGACCGGAAAATTAATATTGATTATCTTGGCAATGGAATGGAATATTCTATAGACCCAATTGGGGCAGATCCTATTTATAAAAGATATGTAGATGGGAGCTGCCTGAAACAATTCCAGTTCGCATTCACTTCGAAAGAAGCTTATGATGGCGACGCCAGAACAGGCATTGCCAACAGTGGTTTTTATCAGGATTTTGCGGAATGGACAGAACAGAACAATTTAGACGATATCCTCCCGGAGCTGGACGGGCACGATGCTATACGGGTAGACGTGTTGCAGTCCGGCTATTTATTTAGCACAGAGGAAGATCTGGGGCGGTATCAGATGATTTGCAGATTGATTTATAAGTAGGAGGTACAAAATGTCAGGAGCAGATACAAAAAAGAAATTAGTCGGAAGACACAAGAGAGTGGCATTTATGGACGTTGCCGGTGACGGAAATACATATACCAGAATGACAGGATTCACGTCCATGTCTGAGAGTAAGAACGCTTCCGAGTACAGCCGCCATTATGTGGACGAAGAAAGTGAGAGAACAGATGTTGTGGGATATGCCCCATCAAACGATTATGAATTTGATCGCTATACCAATGATCCGGTACAGCAGAAAATTGCAGAAATCACAGATGATGAATTACTTGGCTCTGATGCACAGATAAGCATCGTTGTGGTAGATCTTTTTGATATTAAGGCAGATACACCGAATACATGTGTTGCTAGAAAGCGTGATTGGAGCGTTGTTCCAGACAATTCAGGAGATGGAACTGATGCATTGATCTACAAAGGTAGCCTGAAAGCCAATGGTGAGAAAATCAAGGGTACCGCCACAACAACAGACAACTGGCAGACATGTACGTTTGAAGCGGATTAATAAAAAGATAGGAGAGTGAGCCGATGAGCCTTTTTAAATACGGAAATCTCGAAGTTGAGATTGATTTTACAGATGTTGATTTTTTAGAAAATCTGGACGAAGCAAAGAAATTAATGGTTGATGAAGCAGCACAAGTACCGAAAACCGGAAAGACAGCGGATATTATTCGCGCGCAGTGTCAGTGTTATTTTAACTTTTTCGACCGGGTAATCGGAGAGGGAGCACACGAGGAGATGTTCCAGGGTAGAACCAGCCTTAATTCATGTCTCGATGCCACAGATGCACTTCTTAAGTTCGAAAATGATGAGGCGCTTAAACTGAATGAGAAATATAGTGATTATATGGTTCAGCAGCATGGGAACAGGCAGCAGAACCGTAATTACAATAAACAGCATGGAAAGAAGCACAATAAAGGAAATGTTAGTTATTATCCTAATGGTAATAGGTAGCATGCTATGAACATTCTGATTGATAAGTTCCCCGATACGGTATGCGTAAACAGGAAAGACTATGAGGTCGAGACAGATTTCCGGGAATGGATACGATTCACGAAGTTAGTGGAAGACGAGGACGTCCCGTGGCAGATTAAGTGCCGGCTATTATTGCAGTGGTATATAGATGGAATTCCGGACGATTTGGAAGAGGCAATTGAGGCTCTGGGGGATTTTCTTGCAATGAGGCAGGATGGCGAAGAATCCGATGAGCCAATGCTTCCACCAAAACAAGTGTATTCTTTCGATGAGGATATGGTTTGGATTTACAGCGCATTCCGCGAAGCATACGGAATCGACCTGCAGTCTGTGCCATATATGCACTGGTGGGAGTTTCAGACGCTGTTCATCGGACTTCCGGACAACACAGAAATCAAACAGCGCATTTTGTACCGGAATACAGACCTCCGGGATATCAAGGATAAGGACGAGCGCAAGAGAGTAAAGAAGATTCAAGAGGCAGTCGCTCTCAAGAAAAAGAAGCGCAGGAAAATGACAGATTATGAGATTGGAGATATGTTCGCATAATGAAGAATATGATCAGGATCCCGACAGAACGAAAGTGGTATAGATGTCCTTATTGTGGTAAGAAGTTATTGATTTATGAGGATACAGCCAAATGTAGTGGAGTGTATCTAAACTGTCGGGAATGTAAAAGAGAAATAAATATTAAGATTTAAAAGCACATGTGAGCCGTTGAGCCGTGCTATCAGAAAGGATGATAGTATGGCAGACGGATATTTGAATTTTGATACCAAGATAAATGAAAAAGGTTTTAATGAGGGCGTTAGTAAACTAAGCAGTCTCGGAAAAAGCGGACTATCCATAGTGTCTAAGGCAATGACTGGAGCTGTGGCAGCTGTAGGAACCACTGCCGGTGTAATTATTAAGTCGTCACTTGGTGTTGTTGCGAATATGGAGCAACAGGTAGGCGGTGTCGAAACACTGTTCAAGGATAGTGCGGACACCGTAATCAAGAATGCTAACCGTGCATATAAAACAGCGCAGATATCTGCAAATGATTATATGTCTACAGTCACGAGCTTTTCTGCATCCTTGTTGCAGGGACTTGGTGGGGATACGGCTAAAGCAGCAGAGATTGCAGATATGGCGCTCATCGATATGGCAGATAATGCCAATAAGATGGGTACCAACATGCAAGATATCCAGAACGCCTATCAAGGCTTCGCTAAGCAGAATTATACGATGCTCGACAACCTAAAGCTGGGTTATGGCGGTACTCAATCGGAAATGATTCGATTGATTAATGATTCTGGAATCCTCAACGAGAAGATAAGTGATCTGGACAATGTCACATTCGACCAGATGATCCAGGCAATTCATGTAATTCAGCAGAATCTTGGAATTACAGGCACTTCAGCGGAAGAGGCCGGAGAAACCATTGAAGGATCTGTTAATTCTGCTAAGGCAGCATGGGAGAATTTCCAAGGCGGAGTAATAACAAGTCAAGAGCTTGTAGAAACATTTGGAACAGCAACTCAGAATATTCTCAAGAATCTTGGCGAGATAGTCCCAAGACTGGGAAAAACTGGACTTGAAGTCGTTGGGGCAATTGCTGATAAAATTGGCGATTCCGTTCCAGCGGCGAAAGGTTTTGCTGATGCAGTTGGAAACATTACTGATAAGCTCGGCAGTATGGATACCGGACAACTTGCAAACCTTGGTAAGATGTCCGCAGTTCTGATTGGAGCTGTTCCAGCATTTTCACTGATTGGCAAGAGTGCCGGAACATTTTCCGATATTCTTGGTGGACTTGGAGATGTCACAGGAGGAGCGCTTACTGCAATCGGTAAGTTTCCAGGCGGATTAAAAAATGCCAAAGGTGCAATTACTGGATTTGGTGGAAGTCTAAAGAATTTAGGCAGTTCAATTGTTGGACCATTTCAAGTATTAACGCCGAAGCTTAACAGTGTTATCGGAAAGACGTTCTCTTTTTTACCGACTAAGATTTCCGGATACGTTGGAAAGATTGGTCCTGCAGTAGCCGGAAAATTTCCTAAAATTACATCCGCATTTCAAGATTTTGGTGGGTACATCGGAGCCTGGGGAGGGCAGATAGGAACAGCATTCCAAGGAGTTCTTGGAAAAGTAGCCGGATTCATGCCCGCATTTGCAAATCTTATGGGATTTGGGGTTGTACTCGGAGTTGTAGCCGTGGGGCTTGGCTTATTATACAGCCAGTTCGGTACACAGATAGACCAGATACTGCTTATGATGCAGACTAAGGGACCGGAGGTTATTACCAATTTCTGTAATGGAATTGTAGCAGCATTACCGAATTTGATTGCGCAAGGCGCTACGATGCTGAATAACCTCATGCTTGCAATTACAGCAAACCTACCGGCAATTATTCAAGGTGGTATTGCAATTGTATCTACTCTGATTACAGGAATCGCACAGCAATTACCTACATTGATTCCAACAGCGCTGATGATGATTGTGACACTAGTTGGCTCGTTACTGTCTAATGTTGGACAATTGGTAGACGCGGGCATTAACCTGTTGATTGGATTAGCGCAAGGCGTTGTGAATGCGCTTCCGCAGTTGATTGACAAGGCACCGACAATCATTGGACAGCTTGCAACAGCAATTATTTCCAATCTACCGAAGATATTACTGGCTGGAATTAAGATCATAACAATTCTGGGAACCGGACTTATCCAGGCAGTGCCACAGCTTATTAGTAAGATTCCATCGATTATCAGCCAAGTAAAGAATGCATTTACAAGTGTTGATTGGGGCAGCGTCGGAATGAACATCATTAAAGGAATTGCGAACGGGCTCAAGGGTGCCGCAGGAGCAATTGTAGAAGCTGCCAAAGGTGCAGCGGAAAGCGCACTGAATGCGGCCAAGAATTTCCTTGGTATCCATTCCCCGTCACGGGTATTCCGTGATCAGGTTGGAAAGATGATGGCTCTTGGAATGGGAATCGGATTTGAGCGGAATATTCCAGTCAAGTCCATGAGTACCGGAGTTGAGAGGGCTGTAGCTGGATTACAGAAATCCGTAGACATTGCACTGTCTGCAAGAACTTCTGATAAAACTGTAGGAGGCGTGAAGAATATGCCGGGATTCGATAATAATGATATTGATTATGACAGACTGGAAAAAATCCAAATGAAAGCAGCGGATAAGCTTGCGAAACGTCCGATATTCCTTGATACGAAACGGATAGACACACCATTACCGGAAGGAGCGGTACCTGTATGGTAAAAGCGTATTATAAAAATAGTAAAGGAGAGGTGCTCTGGTTGACCAGGGCGCCTTTTCGTACAGTTGAGGCTGATTGGTTCGATTCCACCTGGGAAGAGACCGACAGCGGATACGAGAAAGAAATTACAATTGATGTTTTTGGAAAAAGAGAAGAATTCACGCAGAATATGGAGACTCTGTACAGAATTATTTCTGTAGATTCGGAGACGGGGAATTATGGCCGGCTCTATGTGAACGATACATTTTTGCCGTGTCAGATCTACAAGACTAAAAAATCCGGTTGGAAGGGTTACGTGTACACGGAAGTCGTACTTACATTTTTAGCTCCGGAGCTGTCATGGATTACAGTCCTTGAAAAGAGATTCTATCCGCAGGAGCAATCGGCTCTGGAAAGTGGACTTAACTTTCCGTTTAATTTCCCGTTCAACTTTGCTGACGAGAAGCGCGGATCCAGTTCATTTGAGATTGACCATATTATTCCATCTGATTTCGAGATGATAATTTATGGTCCATGCGTGAATCCAAAGGTGCTGATTAATGGATACCCATATGAAATCCTAACAACACTGGAAAGCAATGAGTACCTGGCACTGAATACCTTGGAGGAAACAGTTGTGAAATACCTGCCTAATGGTACGATAGCCAATCTTTTTGACGTTCGCGGATATGATTATTCCATATTCGAAAAGATACCATCGGGACTTGTGTCTGTGAATTGGAGCGGAGACTTCGGAATAGATTTATACATATTCCTGAAAAGGAAGGAGGCAGCATGGTAATACTTGCTACAAAACAACGAGAGATTGGAAGCAATCCGCTGAGAAAAGCCAATTGTACCTTCGACGTGAACGGGGAAATGAAGTTCTCTGTAAAGATTGCCCGGTGCTATTGGACAGAAGAAATGACCTACGGGAATCTAGTATATATTCCGGACACAGAATTCGGAGGGGTTGTTGGAGAGATTCTTACCAGTACTACGTTAGATTATGTAGAACTGAAAGGCTATACATGGCGAGGACGATTAGCATACAAAGCCATTGAGCCACCGTCAGGAAGTGATTATAAGGTTGTGTCGGGAGAGCTTAACACAGTGCTTAAATCGCTGATAGAGCCTGAATTTGGAGGTCTGTATGTAGTATCCGGTGAGAATACCGGAGTCTCTGTGAGCAATTATCAGTTTGATCGATATTGCACGCTATTGGAAGGTATCACGAAGATGCTGAAATCCGTCGGGTATCGGTTAGATATCCGTCATAAGAGAGAACAGGGTGTTCCCGGATATATTCTGATCAGAGCGGTTCCAATTGTAGATTATTCTAATCAGATTGAGTTATCCAAAGACTGTGGACTGAATTATACAATGGAAGATATCCGGGACGGAATCAACCACTTGATCGTCACCGGCAAGGGTGAACTGCAGGATAGAAATGTATTTCACCTGTATGCCTGGCCGGACGGGAGTATTAAGAAGACGCAGTATTACAAAGGACTTGATGAAATCACTCAGGTCTATGAGAACACATCGACAGAGACAGATCAACTGGAAGACCAGTCAATTGATAAGCTGACAGAGCTGATGAGTAAGAAAAAATTCGGCATGGATGTGGAGAAGCTTGGCATTGATGTAGGTATCGGAGATATTATTGGCGGACGTGATTATCTGACTGGTATGTACGGAGCAAAACCTGTTGAGAATATTACATGCAGCATAACTGCAGGCGTGATATCGAAAGAATATGAATTGGAAGGAGAAAATGACGATGGAAATAGTTAGTGGATTAGGCGAAAAGCCTCATGTGACGAGCCAACAGTTCCGACAGATTCTGGAAGGAACTATTGGACAGAAAAGCTATATTGTGACTTCTGGAGAGAATTTAGAACCGGAGCTGGCTGCCAACAATCTGCTTAAGATTCGAAGCGGAATGATGAGTCATCACGGAAATGTATCCAGTGTGAAGATTGGAACTTATGATGAAGTGGAGTTGACGAATGGAAGTCAGGGCATGAAACGTATCGATCTTGTGGTTAACCGATATACAAGGAATGCCGAGACGAACATAGAAAAAAATGAATGGGTTGTAATCATGGGAACACCAGTAGCATCTAACCCAGTAGCTCCGACATATACTGTCGGGAACCTGCAGAAGGGTGACCTTGTAGATGACTGCCCGGTATTTGAGTTGCATTATGACGGAATTAATGTGACAGAAGTTAAAAAAATGCTATCAGTTCTGCCTAATGTTGCTGAATTAAATAGCAAAATGGACTGACGAACTCACTGGGAATAATCAATATTGTAAATACAGATACGTTAAATTTGGTAAAACTGCGGTTATTATTGGGAATCTTGCTGCGAATAACAACAACAATATAAGCATAAAATTTCCGTTTGCGTTTAAATTCACACCATCTGCATCAGTTACGTTAGAATCTAGTGCATCGTCAAATGTTAATCCATTAATAACGGAGATATCTACTACATCATTTAAAGCGGATAGCACTCCCGGAAGCACATCGAAAACGGCTGCAAGATTTATAATAATTGGAGAAATCGAATAACCTATAGTTTAATATATTAGCGAATATGAAATCACATTATTATACAAACTTCCGTATGAACCTGTTTTAATTTTCCACCATTTTTTAGCAAAATATTCATGCGTAGTTTGTGCATTTGCAGATGTGGGGGCAGGATTGATTTGCACATAATGTACAATTTCATCGTTTTCATTTGTAACATATACTCTGCAATATCCACTTGTTGATGTAAAACTAGCTCCAAAATATACATAGCAGTCTTGTTCAAATGTATATTCCTTACCAACGGCAAGTGTAGCGGCATCTACACGTCTTTTGACGCTGGCATATTCGAGGTTCATCGTTTTGCTATTTTATTAAGCAACGAATTGTTGCATCATATGAATTTCCTACATGCTACCATAAAGCAAAAAGGAGATTGATATGGAACAACGGATTATGGAAGTGCTGAGGAGAATGCAACCAGTCTTGGAGGACGAGGAACTCCGGGAGCTTAAGAATGTGCTGCACATGGTATTCGCTGGGTGCGACGTCGCGCAAAAGACAGAGGTACAATGTGTGGATGATTCCTGGAGGATTGACCTGGAAGATTACTTAATGTCTAAGGCATTGGAGGGCAAGAGTACTGATACGGTTAATCGGTATCGATATGAGCTGACAAGATTGTTATCATACATCAATAAGCCAGTGGCAGACATAACAGACGGGGATATATCAAGTTACTTGAGAGCCTACAAGAATATCAGGGCAGTGAAAAATAGTACGCTAAAGGGAGTACGTGCAGTATATAGCAGCTTCTTTGTGTGGCTCAGAGACAGAGATCGGGTAAGGCGAAATCCGATGGTACTGGTGGAATCAATCAAGGTGGAAAAGCGCGTCAAGCGCCCGTTCACAGACACAGAACGGGAGAAATTACTCCGGAGTTGTGCCACTATCCGGGACAAGGCTATGATGGAATTTCTGTATTCGACAGCAGTCAGAGTGTCGGAGCTCGCCAGTCTTGATATTGATGATATCCGGTGGAGCAGTAAGGATTTAATTGTATACGGTAAGGGTGGAAAAGAAAGGACGGTGTACCTAAATGAACGCACGAACATGTATCTGCAGGAATACCTGCAGAGCAGAACCGATAATAATCCGGCATTATTTGTAGGACTTAAGAGTCCACACAATCGGCTATCGAAGGCTGGCATTGAAGATATGATCCGGCGTACCGGAGAACGTGCAGGAGTCGAAAAGGCTCATCCACACAGATTTCGAGGTACGTCTATTACTAATGCCATTAACAGAGGCATGCCGTTACAGGAAGCTTCAATTATGGCAGGACACGCTAAAACCGAGACGACAATGCTCTACTGCAGCGTTGATCAGGAATCGGTGAAATATCACCACAAGAAATATTTAAGCGCATAACTTTTTTACCACAATTCACACTCACTTCACACTCGGCAATGGTCGGGTGCTTTTGTTATGTGCTTTTATATATGTAACTTTATTAATGCAAGAAAGGAGGAGTACAGATCGGAAGAGCGTCGTGTAGGGAAAGAGTGTAGATCTCGGTGGTCGCCGTAT